CATAATACCCATCTACACAAATAAATTTAATATGTAACTGTCCGTTTTCATAATAGGTTAGGTGCTGGCCAGTTGTACGTCTATTTTTCCAAAAACATTTTTCTTTTATATTTCCATTTTTATAATACTCTATGGATTCTCCTTCAAACTCTCCGTTTTTAAAAGTATTAATCTCCGCTAACTCCCCTGTCTCATAATAAACTTTGAATTTACCATTAATATATTTCATTTTATGCCCCCTTGAATTTGATTACATTTATAATATACATTATATTTTATGAATGTCAAACATTTATTTTATTAAATTTTATATTTTTTATTTTTTCATTGACAAACTATTTTAAAAAGTATTTAATAGGATAAAATAAGAGCAGGAGGTAGAATGAGTTCACAAATTGAAAAAGAGGAGTTGGAGGAGTTTAAAGAATACTTAAAAAGCAAAAGTATTTTGGAACTGGCCTTATTATATAAGGTATCACATGCCACAATTTATAATTGGATCAAAAAACTTAATTTATGGGATTTTTATCAGGAATATAAAAAGGATAAGCGTAAAGAGAAATTTTTAAAATTGAAAAAATAAGGAATAAAAATGGAACAAAAATGTGAATTTAAACATTATGGAAGATGGTTTGAGGTATACAATGATAAAGGCTGCTTTGGAGGCTATATGCCTATTCAATGGGATGTAGAGAGTATCAAACAGTTGTATCTAATAGAAGAAGAAAATGATGGATGGCTAGAAGATTGGAAGAAGGCACAGAGACAAGGGAATCGGGAAAAAGGAGAAATGGAGATTAAAAAAATACAATTGATGAAAAAAATAGATCAATCATTATTGGAAAGTATAAATGAGGATTTTAGAAATCTTTTCAATAAATTTATGAGAGTATTTAAAAGGGAGAATAAATGAAGATAGAATTAGTAGAGCTGATAAAAAATGTAGAAGAGAAAAAGAAAAAAATTTATTCTACCCAATTAGAATTAGCAAGGTTAGAAAATAAAGTTCAAAAGAAAAAAGACGATTTAAATGAGTTATCTTATGATTTACATAATCTCTATATGCTTACAATAAAAAATATTATAAATAAGGAGGACGCTTAAATGATAGAAATAAAAGTACTAAACACATATTGTGAGTCATTTGATAGGTCTAAAATAGGAAACTATAATATTTATTCATTTTATCTAAAAAATATCTTTTTTACTCAAGTAGTAGATAAAAATATGAGTGTAATCTCAATGTATAATCATGTTACAAAGAATAAAAATATAGCCAAAAATTATCATCAAAGAGTGAAAAACATTTTGGTTGTACGCACTGAAAAAATAGAAAAATGGAAAAATTTACCTATTTTTTAATCCTAGAAATTTAACACTTTCTTAACTCCCTGAGATCTAATCTACTTATGTAGACTTAATCCTAGAAGAGTAAGCATAGTAAGCATAGTAAGAATAGTAAGCATAATAACAATAACAATTTACTAATTGTTATTAATACTAATCACTAGGACATAATATACTTAATACATATAGTAGCTAGCTAAAATGTGAACAATGGAGGATTAAAAAAAATAATTATAAATTATACACTATGTACTGTATAACTACTGTATAACTATTTCTATCATAAAAACAAAAAAGGAGCTACCACTATGGCAAAATCACTTTATAAAATAAAACTACAACATAATCAAAATATAAAAATTTTAAGAGAGGAGAAAAAATGGTCACAACAAACACTGGCTAAAAATGCTAGTTTGTCGATGAATACCATTCAGAAGCTAGAACAAGAAGCTTATAATGATTCTACCATCCAAACAGTCAAAAAGCTAGCAGATGCCTTTGGAGTTAGTATAGATGACTTGATCGGGCGGAAAGTAAAGGAGATAAAAAATGTGTGATAAAAACGTTACTTTGAAAGATTGGTATCATAAAGTTTATACCTCTGTAAATAATTTTAAATTTGTTCCTCCTCATTTTCAAACTATGGAGTTATGCGAACATGCAATTCAGTTCTCATCAATGGGGCTTAAATATGTCATAAACGAAAATAAAACTGATTTTATTTGTGAGCGGGCAGTTCATTTTAATCCCACAGCTTTACAATATGTGCCAAATGAAAAAAAAACTCAAAGATTGTGTGAAAAAGCGGTCTTCAGGGATGGAAGTACTTTAGAATTTGTACCTTTTCATTTAGTACTTTCTAGTTTATGCTATTTAGCAGTAAGTCAAAATGGAGCGAATTTAGCCTATGTTCCAGAAGAATATTTAACGCAAGGGTTATGTAATTTAGCGATTAGTAAAAATGGTTACAGTGTAAGATGGGTCCCTGAGAAATTTAGGACTCTTGAACTGTGTAATAAAGCTATAGAAGTTGAAAAGGACTTTTTAGACAAAACATTTAAAAAAGGATATTAAAAATGACAAAATGTAAGCATGAAGAACAGGTAGAGAGATTGAACCAAAAAATAGAGAATTTTTGGAAAGAAAATTGTAAAGACTCTTCCAAAGAAGAAAGTGACTATAGATTTTATTATCATCAAATTATAGAACAACAATACCTCCAATTAAAAAATTATATGAAAGCACAAAAAGAACACACAGACCATCAAATGGCTATCTTAATGTGTGATATTGCCGATATAGTAAGTGGTATTAAACACATATTTTTTCTAATAGCAGTGATTGGGGGATTAATGGTGATTGAAAATATTTTAATTAGGCTGATAAAATAAATTCTAGCTTGCTATTTTAAAATAATGTAGAGTTAGAGGATGAAGGAAAAATGGAAAAAAACAATTTGTAAAATGAATGATCCTTACGAAGAAATGGAAAAAGATGATATAATATTCTCAATAATCATTTTTATGATTAGTTTAGCTCTAGTAGCACTGTTTGTAGTATGTTTAAGGTGATGTTTGATGTATAAAAAGAAAGAATTAGAAAAGATGGCGTTAGAGGTACTGGCAGAGCATAAATTATACTTTTTTAGTGATTTGATTAATTATCTGCCTTGTGCAGAATCAACATTTTATAAGCATCAATTGGAACAATCAGAGTCTATCATAGATAAGCTTAACGATTATAAACGGAAGAAAAAGAAACAATTACGGAGACAATGGGAAGACTCAAACTATTTCCCAGCACAGAAGTCGTTGTATATGCTATTAGCAGATGAAGATGAATATAGCAGGCTGTCAGGCAATAAAGATATTACAGATGCCATGAAAAAGACAACCCCACCACCTATAAATATTGTATTTACAGCAGATGCATCCAATATTGAAAAAGACTAAATGGTTAAAACAGAAGTTTATATGCCTTCGAAGGTGCAAGAGGTATTAAATTCTAATGCACGTATCAAGATTTTATATGGTGGCAGAGCAGGTGGGAAGTCTTATGCTGTTGCTAACTATTTAGTAATCAAAGCATTAGAGCGACCAGTGCGGATATTTTGTGGTAGAGTGCTCCTGACCAATATCCAATATAGTGTGCATAGTTTGTTAGTAGAGCGCATCCATGCTTTAAATTTAGAGACTTTTTTTATTATCACTCGTACTGAGATAAAATCAGTAAATGGATCGTTATTTATTTTCAAAGGTTTAAAGGAACATATTACAGAGATAAAGTCGTTGCATGGGGCTAATTATTGTTGGATAGAAGAAGCAGAAGGTATCTCTCATAATGTTTGGACTCTTCTTATTCCTACAATAAGACGGAAAGACTCTGAAATACTCATTACTTTTAATCCGGATAATCTGCATAGTGCTACCTATACTAAATTTGTAGAGAATGATTATCCTAACAGTCGAAAGGTAAAGATCAATTATTATGATAATGCTTGTTATCCTAGCGTCTTAGAGGGTGAGCGTCTATTTTGTCTAGAACATGATTATGATGAGTATCAAACAACATGGTTAGGCGAACCTCGTCAGATTAGTGATGCTTTAATATTTAAGAATAAGTATAGTGTCAAAGAATTTAAGCCGTGTGATTTTAATAAGAATGAGCGTTATTATTTTGGCAGTGACTTTGGGTTCTCATCCTCTCCATTAGTGCTTATTCGTTGTTTTATACGCTATGAAAAGCAGGAGCGGAATTTATACATTGATAAAGAATTCTTTGGTTATCATATAGAGCTCAACAATATATCCCAGTGTTATGATAGCATAGAGGGGAGCAGAAGATGGCGTATTTGGGCAGATAACTCTCGACCTGATACTATCAACTATTTACTTCAAAAAGGCTTTGATATTAAAGGTGCAACCAAGGGACCTAGCTCTATAGAAGAAGGTATCTCAGTACTCAAAGCTTTTGATCATATTTATGTAGAGCCTAATTGCAAAAAGATTCTATTTGAATTTTCAAGCTATAAATATAAAATAGATGAAACGACCATAGACCATCGTACAGGCAAACCTGAAATATTGCCTATTATTATTGATAAGCATAATCATGGCATTGATAGTCTGCGCTATGCGTTGGTAGACATTATTAAACAAAAGACAAGTATATTTGATGTATTGGGGGTAAAGTAAATGTATTTAGAAGAAAGTTTATTATGGAGTCCGGATGGAAAAGAGTTATATATCAGAGTTGATGGAGAAATAGAGAGATTTATAATGAAAGAAGATCCAAAACATTGTTATGACTTTGAATATTTGGAGACTATTAAATGTATATAAAATGTGAGAAAGAATACTGCAAGGATGGAAAGCTAAAAATAACCTATAGAGATAAAGATGGAAAGATAAGATTAGAAGATGAAATAGAATGGGGAGAAGACCCAGATGGTGTTGGTCATATCACTGAAGACATCAATATATTAAAATTGGAAGAGTTTCACAAGTTGTTAAGGGCTCCTGAGACGCAGCTTATTCCACAGGAGAAGATTTTAAATGATTTCTTAGATGAGTTATTAGATCCACTGGAAGAGATAAGTGACAAAAAAGAATCTAATAAAATATTAAATAAAATATTAAATAAAAGATTGCTTAAACGAGTCCAAGAACGAGCAGATGACGCTAAAGAGGGTATGAAGACTAGTATTGTCAATGTGTTAGGAGAAATTAGAATAAAATAATGGATAAACAAAAAGATATTGTCACTCCTAAACCAGTCACCAAAGCACCGAGTGTATTCTGGAATTCTCTAAATGATATAATCCCTTTTGGGATAGAAAACTTCCAACCCGATGTAGATATCAATTCTCAAATGTTTTCATTGTTACAAGCCAATTCCTATGCTCCTATTACCCTGCAACGGGTAGTATTAGCCTATGCCTATGCTACCCATGGAATAATACAGATTATTATTGATCAGCCCGTAGATGATGCATTTAGAAGAGGTATAGAGATTACAAGTCCTGATTTGGATAAAGATAATTTACGACAGTTAAATGATTTTATCATTCATAAAAAAATATTAGAAAAACTTAAATATGCGCTTAAATGGGCACGCTTATATGGTGGTGGTGGACTTATCATTAATACAGGCCAGAATCCTGAAACACCTTTGAATTTAGACTCTATTAATCCCAATAGTATGCTAGATTTTATCGCTGCAGATAGATGGGAATTGCTACTTAGTTACTTACCACCGCAAGGTTTTCAAGAAGCTGAGTATAGAGACTCTTCCATTGCTCCATATAACTATTATGGTAATAAAATACATCCTAGCAGAGTTATGAAAATTAATGGTAAAGACCCTTCCTCTTTTGTGAGACGCCAACTACAAGGATGGGGTATCAGTGTCATAGAGCATATGTTACGGAATCTGAGTAGTTATTTTAAAAACCAGAATGTTATTTTTGAGCTGTTAGATGAAGCTAAAATAGATGTTTATATGATAGAGAATTTTAATACCCAGTTAAGTACTAAACAAGGCACTAAAAACATTCAAAATCGTATTGCAATGGCTAATACATTAAAGAATTTTAATAACGCATTGGTAATGGATAAAGAGGATGTGTATCATCAGAAACAGCTTAATTTTGGAGGCTTGTCTGATATGTTGAGCCAGAACAGAATAGGCATAGCCAGTGATGTTAAGATGCCATTGACCAAGATATTTGGACTCTCTGCCTCTGGTTTTAATTCAGGAGAGGATGATATAGAGAATTATAATAGTTTGATAGAGACAGAAGTGCGTTCGCCTGTAGAGACATATATCCAAACACTATTAGAGATATGCAGCCGTAAATTATTTGGCTATGTTCCAGAGCTTAGCTTTGAATTTCGCCCCCTTCGTGAGATGAATATGATGGATGAGGAACGCATAAAGACAGAGCGGTTCAATCGTGCATCTCGATTATATGCTACAGGGATGGTGACGCCTCAAGAATATATGGATACTTTACAACAACAAGGTATATGGGATTTTGCTTCTGAAGTAAGAGATGGAAAAGAGCCAGAAGTGCCTACTGATAATGCTGAGTTTAATGAAGCTGGTTTGAAACCAAGTGTAGAGACTGATAAAGGATGAAGCTATTAAAATCTATTGTTTTAAAACCACAAGACATCAAAAAGATTGAAAAGACTATTTTTAAATATTACAAAGAGGCTGTATATTCACAGTTAGAAAAGTTATTAAATATGCCTGTGAAGCTATCAAATGTAAAGGTGAGTGCTCTACAGAAAGGATTGGCTACTGAAAGGATTACATATAGGAATGGAGTATTTGAAGGAAAGTTTAATGCAGCGATAAGTAAAGAGTTGAGTGAGTTAGGCGCAGCATGGAGTTATTCAAAGAATGGATTTGTTATTGATCCACTCAAATTGCCTATTCCTTTATTGAATGTTATTGCTAATATAGAGGGTGCAAATAAAAACAAGTTTGTTATCATTCAGCAATATTTAGAACAAGCACAATTAAATTTAGAAGAGCAGATGCAAGAGCCTATTGTTTTGCCAGAGTTGCAAAGTGATGTTGAAATATTGCTAGACAATTTTAATACTCAATTTGATGTTACTACAGTAGGTACAGGGATAGGAATTACAGCTGATTTGTCACCTTTTGTAGTTGAGAAGTTAGCCAGTGATTATGTCAATAGCTTATCATTACCTATTAAAAATTGGCAACAAGAGGCTATTGTAGATTTACGCAAGAAAATGGAAGACTTAGTTTTAAATGAAGGTTATCGTGCTAAAAGTTTAGAGGGTATCATTGTAGATTCTTTTAATGTTACCCAACGGAAAGCCAAGTTTTTGGCGTGGCAAGAAAGTTCATTATTGTTAGCAAGTTATAGGGAGTCCCGTTATAAACTAGCAGGCGTGACCCAATATAGATGGATGACAAGTTTTATTCGCTCACGGCCTGATCATGTTGTGCTGAATGGGACTATCCAAAGCTGGGACTTGCCACCCATTGTTAATCGTAGCACAGGCAAACGTGCACATCCAGGGCAGGATTTTAATTGCCATTGCATTGCTAACCCTGTCATACCTAGTTAGGAGGGGAAATAATGATAGAAATAATAGTGGAAGGAGATAATGAAGGCGCAGAGATGATAATCGAGTTAGGTATGGTACCGGCAATGAAACAATTAATGATACCATCCTTGAAACATGTATATGAACCTGAAGTAATAAGTACTGAAGAGAGAGAGACACAGAAAGAGAAAGATAGACAACTTTATAAATGGTTGAGTGAGGATCCATGTTATCCTACATCAGAATGGTTAAATGGTGTCCCTTACGAGTGGTGGATGGAAAATGGAAGAGAAATATGGTGGCCGAGAATCCATAAAATGGGAGACCCACTTTTCCACAATGTATATAAGTGTTGGGCACCTTATAATTGGGAAACAGCTAGATTTGATAGAATAGAGGAGAAAGAATGATAATTATAGAAGTGAAAGACTCCAATCAAGGAGTAGAGATTAGTGAATCTGGGATGAATAGACTAGAAGATCCTCCCCTTTTATCCCTAAATGTTAAGGATGATACTGATAAAGAGAGATTAAAATTTATAAAGATTAGTTTTGAAGAGTTATTGAACAATAAAGTAATAAAAAATAAGAAAGAGTGGAAATATTTATTTTTATATGCAGAACTTTTGGAGTTCCATACTCCATGTTGGTGGGACTCAAAGTATATTTATGAAGGCTTAAAAAAGTTTGTAGAAGAGAGACTGTAATGTATTTTTGGTTTGAAGATGAAAAAAGGAATAAAGTAAATTGTACTTGTAAAGTGGAAGACCTCCATATGGAATTTGGAGAAAGTGAGATTGAGACTATTACTAGATGTTATGATATACCTAAAGGAATAATAATAATGCTTGAAGATGGAAGACATCAAATTCCTATAACTTTTTCATATGAATAAAAGAAAGCACTATACATGAAAGATGCGGATATACTGAAATTAACTTCTTTGCATATAGGCGATACAGTGATAGATATACTAGATTTTATAGAGGATTATAAAAACGATAAACAAAATATTGATCAGGAAAGTGCAGCTTTACGATTAGAAAGACGCTTGACACTTTTATATTTTAGTATTCAAGGCATTCCAAATAAAGAGAATAATATTGATTAATAATAACAACAATTTAGAAAAAATCATTGCAGAAATTAAAGACTATCATAAAGATTTTGCAATAAATGAAAAATATGCTAAACTTACAATAGAGATAAAATATATTAAGGGTTTAATCAGCCCATTATACAAGCTAATAGTCACAGAAAATAAAGAATGTAATTAAAGGAGTTATAGATAAGTTTAAAATAGGTTGTAGAGCATGAGATATGCACCTACTTTTGTAGGTTATTTCAGTTAGATTCTGAATATGACTGTCAAAGTTTAGATTAATAATATAGCGGCCTTATTAAAGGAGTTATCACAACATGTGGTAGCTCCTTTTTTTTTTGGTAAAAAAGATGAAAAATCAACAAATTAACAATGCAACATGGGGCAAAAAGTTTGTGTCACGCTTTTTGGAGCCAGGATTATGCGGTTATGAGACAGCGGACGGTCAATATAAAATTTTATTGAAAAAAGAAACGATTGATGAAGGAATAGCAGGATTAATAGGTCATCCTTTAATAAATGGACATCAAGAAGTTACTCCTGAAAATATGAAAGAATTTCAAATTGGGCTCATTAGTGATGTGTATTATAACGAGGAGGATGGATTTTATTATTGTGAAGGTATCGTCACAGATGAAGATGCTATCAATCAGATACAACAAGGTGCGATCTCGGTATCCTGTGCTTATAATCTAACGCCTGATGATATAGGTAATAAAGGAATTTATCATTCCATAGAATATGATTTTGAAGTTAAAAAAATAGATTTGGAACATTTAGCGTTAGTAGATACCCCTCGTTATGAAGGCAGTACTATATCATTGAAAAATTCAAAAGGAGAACTCATTATGAAAAGTATCTTTGGACTGACAAAGAAAAATGATCAGAGTCCAGAACATGTTACAGAAGGAAAGAAAATAGAGAATATGGAGATGGATCATAAGGATATAAAGGAATCCAATAAGTATAACATGGAAGAGTTAGAAGGATCGAGTCTTGATATTGATGGAACACCATTAGCGAATTAGTCGAGTATTGGAAATCATATCAAAAAGATAAGAAAATGGATAAAAAAATGACTGATGATGACATTATTATGATGGATAATGCAGAAGAAGTAACATTTGGTACGTTGGTAAATTCTTATAAAACTAAACTAAAAAATGAAGAGGAAAAGGCAGACAAAGAAAAATCAGATAAAGAGGAAGCTGATAAAGATGAGGCAGATAAAGAAGAGAAAGAGAAGGTAGAGAATGCAAAAATAGAGAATGAAAAGAAAAACTTTTATACCTTACAAAATGCCGCTGAAAAAGATGCTTTATCTTTTGAAAAACGCCCACCCAATATTTTGACATTACAAGAAAAATTAGCAAAAGGTAAAGAACGTTACTAAGGAGGACGAATGGCTTTAAATGTTATAAAACAAGAACAAGTAAAGGGAATGATCGATCTAAGGAATTCCGCTAATAATAATATTTCAGTTTTTTATGATGAGAATTCAGTAGAGACTACAGATTTGGTCGTAGCAGAATTTGTGGTTGTTACACAAACACAAACCGCATTCCCTGTTAATACGGGGCCTATTCCAGTAGATAGGATGACAGTAAACACACAGATCCCTTTAGGGGTTATTCCTTTTAATAGACGGATCAATCAGTATTCTAAAGGACAATCATTAACAGTATCAAGCGATGGAATGGTAGTACAGTTAGAGGCTAATGCTGCTATCGCTCGTGGAGCAAATGTAGAATATGATCCTACTAGTCAGCAAGTATTAACCCAAAGTGGTGGTACTAAAGTAGGCGAAGCATTAGATATTGCGGTTGCCCAGAATGATATTATCAGAATAAAAATAGCCATCGGTTAATTAAAAATAAAAGAGGGAAATTATGGAAAATACTGACAATAAATTAATCAACATGAAATCACTGTTTGATGGGCTTGCCAATCCTATGGGTGGTCTCCCAATGGATGTGACAAGAATCTGCAATAGTATTAATGCTCAAGATAGTGCGTTTCAATTTGTTTTAACAAGTTTATCTCGTATTGAACAAATCTTAACTACTCAGATATTTTATGAAGTCAGACCTAGTGACTATATGGATGTAAGAGTAGGCGAAGGCCAATACATGGAAGAGATAATAAGAAATACTATCAGCTATCCAACAGGTTCTTTTTTTGGTTTAGTTTTATAAGAATTTACCAACGTACCAAATGTTACTTCTTCTGCATTATCCATCATAATAATGTCATCATCAGTCATTTTTTTATCCATTTTCTTATCTTTTTGATATGATTTCCAATACTCGACTAATTCGCTAATGG